TCACTGTCCTCCTGCAACTTGACATCTGTCTGTTGTAGCTATAGGTGAAGCGGGTGGTTCTGAACTACCCGCGAAAACATGGTGGTTGACATGATGGACCCAGTCCTGATGGATATCGCCGCAAACAAGTGTTTCGACGTAACTGACGTGGAGGATTGGATGTGGGCACTGGCCCGATCCAGACCTGGCTACTACACGATCAAGGTTCCAATCCAAACTACTGAGTTGACAGTGGTGACGGCACCGCGGCGCGGCGTGATGTGGAAGGCTATAAGATTCACGAAGGACGAATTTTCCTCATTACGTAAGGTGATCGGAAACCAGCTTGCTGGTAACGAGACCGAACGCGTGTACAGGCGCATTGTGTTCCAAAAGGCGTGCCAGATGTGGGCTCGCGGCACCGAAGACGACATCACCATGCTGGCGGTGGGTCCTTGGGCCGTGGCGCAACTCATCACTCAAGAAGCAAAACACACCATCATGAGTACGTGGTTTCTGGCCGCGGCGAAGCTCTGGTGTTGTAATCGCGCACCACACGATAAGCGCCGCGTGCGCTTGATTCGCGACGGGAAGGCGGCCTGTGAGCCAGACGCCGACCCCGACGACGAGGAACCAGGCAGCTGGTTCACAAACGGTGCGTGGCATGGCTTCTGGTACGGCGATGGCGAGCAAGACGACAACCAGCCGGCTCTCAGGGACATTCCTACTACAAGTCTCGAGCAACCCGACCAAGTCTTTGAGGGAGCAAATGGCGAGGCGTGTGCACCATGTGCAGAAGCCCAAGAAGCATCACCGGCTTGCGTTCCAGCCGCAGAGGACCCCGTGTTCACTGTGGATTGGAGCCTTGACCTGGCGACGACAGGGTACACGATCCCAGGCTCCACGAAGACATGTTTCAGCGGATTCGGTGTTGGCTGCGCTACCGTAAGCCACGCGACTCGCTATGTGACATGGGACACACGAGCTGAGCCCACGGAGAACGGGAGCCTTCCATTCTGGCCATCAGAGTTCGGGAGTCCCGACAACCCAGCTTGTGGGCTGCGCGATGAGTGCGACAAGGGTGAGGACAACGTGGAAGTCTCCGCGAAGTACTACCTAAGGGACCTGCTCGTCAAAGGGATGCTGGCTACAAACGACGCAGAGCGTGCTGAGAATTTAGCAATTGGGTACAAGTCGTACGCGGGGTACCACTACGGTGATGCACGCGACAAGGAAAACTCATACGCTGCGACGTGGGAGCGTCAAGCCCACCCAGACGAATGGAAGACACATCACATCATTTCTGTGAGCCAACGCACACTCAACAACAGGAAGGAGGCAGTCCTCGCAAAGCTACAAGCAACAGACCCTCGCACCACCGAGGAAGAAGCTATGGACATCCCTCAATTGTTGGCAGAAGCGATCGCACCACACGAGAGCGACGAAGAAGAAGCAGAAGACTCAGAGGATTCAGACAAGGAACCAGAACCACCACCCGAACACCCAACCACCCCACCACCCACTGTTCTAAAACCCGGGATGAGCAAGAACGGCCTAGGATTCACCAAACCCGGACAAGAATATTTAAACTCCAACCCCCTCGGTAGCTCCGGGGGTGATGCATGGATCAGGGCCCGCTTGCAGGGCAGAGTGATTCATGGCAAGGCGGGCATTGCCGTCGTGGGACAAAGCCTGGAAGACGAGGGGATCAAGAAGGTGTGTGGAGTGATTTCACTCCCCATCTCCATGGAGCCCAACGTGTATGCTCAGGAGTACCTAAACGCGCGCCTCGCCAAAGAAAAGCGGTTGGACGAGAAAGGCCGGAAGTTTCACGCGACCAAGGCGGACAAAGAGAAGTTGGGGAGTTTCGTTGGGCACGCATTGCGCAGCGATAATCCCCATGCCCCGTTCTCGAGCAAGAAGATATTGGAGGAGCTCTACACGATGGTGCATGAGCAGATAAGGTCAGGCAAATGGACTTCCAAGCGGTTGTTCTCGGCCATTTCCAACATCTGCCAGTCCATCGACCCAGCATTCAAGATGAGTGCCTCCGTCAAGCTCGAGGCAATGCCCGAGGGAAAAGCGCCAAGACTCCTAATCGCCGACGGCGACGAAGGTCAAGTCATGGCCCTGCTTACAATTGCGTGCATGGAGCGCCTGATTAAGAAGCATTTCCCGTCCAAGGGTATCAAGGGGTTAAGCAAACGCGAGGCCATTCGCCGAGTCATGTCATCAACGCGCTGCGGCCCGAAGATGGCGGACAAGAAAGGCAAAGACGGGAAGCGCAGGGGCGTATCCGTCTTCGAAGGCGATGGCTCGGCTTGGGACACGACATGTTCCGAGGCGCTGCGACGCATTGTGGAGAACCCTGTGATCTTCCACATCGCGAAGCACGTAAACGCGTTTCTGCACTCTTGCCCGGAGTCATGGGCCACGGCGCACTACAAGGCATGCGATCTGGCGGAGCTCACTTTGAGCTACACCAAGAACAAGGAGCTCCACAAGATGGTGATCGCAGCCATCCGAAGGTCCGGACACCGCGGTACCAGTTGTTGCAACTGGTGGGTAAATTTCACCTGCTGGCACTGCTCGATTTTCGAGAGGCCATGGGCGTATTTGAACCCAGCGCTTCGGCTAAGCCAGGACGTCACCGGAGGACTCCGCTGGTTCGCATCAGCCTACGAAGGCGACGACTCGTGGCTGAACACGTCCCCGGCGATCAAGGGCCCAGACGACGGCGACTTCGGAACGCGCGATGTACGCGAGTTGCTCGCCAACGGCATGCTCATGCCGACTGCCGAATGGGAGAAACTCGACGAGGAGGCGCAGGACGCGCTTGTTGCCGAGTTCAAGCGTGAAGACGGCGCACCGCGCGGCGACAAACTGTACGAGCATTTCATTATGTTCTGGGCCCGTCTGGGCTTCAACATGGATGTGTTGCTCCGCAAGAAGTACGGTCTTTTCGCCGGCTACCGCATGGCCATCGACGAGTACGGCCCCATGATCGGGGTCGACGGACCGGGCAGTGAAGACGTCGCCTACATGGTCCCGGAGATCGACAGATGCTTCGGGCGGGCGGGCGTATCCTGTTCCGCGGAAATGGTCGACCAGTGGTTGCAAGCCGAAGCCGCAGCGCCGGGTTCCGCCAAGGAAAAGCGTTGCATCTACAACGTCCATCGACTTCAAGCGACGGCCGCAATGTCTAGAGCCCATGAGTTCGCGGGGCTTTGCCCCACGATCTCCGTGAAGTACTTGGACTTCATGGAGCACCTCGGAAACGCGACGAGCTCAGGTTACGACGTGTGCGCCAACGATGGAAAGAACAGAGCAGGTGATGAATTTATTTTCACGCATGACTTCAACATGCGTGTGGGGATCGGCGCGGAGAAGGATGCGCACTTCCGCGACCGCGATCATGCAGCAGACGAGCTACAGGCTCGCACAGGGTGCAGTAAAGGGAAAGCCAGGGCAGATGCCGATTTCACACACCGCGAGCTATTCAAGTCCTTGGTGGAGGACGTCAAGTGCCAGAACGGGATCGTCGCGGACGATTACGAGATGAAGGTGCTGGAGCGATGCGGGTACGGTGTCACCGAAGAAGAGAGAGATGAGTTTGTCCAATACTTGTGGGACAAGAGTACATTACACGATCATGACTCATTTCTCGCCTCCCTACCCAAGAATTGGCGGCCCAGCGGAGTGAATCCGCGGCGCCAGCCATGGGATTAGTCAGTACGCGTGGCGGCTTTGCCGCCCGTCAACCCCATCAGTTTGCTACTGTTGGGGGGGACGTTTTAGTCGGTTCGGATTTATAATTAAATCCCAGGGCTGTTGGAGGAAATGCCAACAGTGAGAAGACGTAGAGACCTTGAAATGGCGTGGATGCCCCCCCCAATTAGGTGTCTCCGGGAGTAGTGTGTTGTTTCTCCCGCGGCTGTAGGTAATTTCGGTTGCCGGTTTTAGCCCAAAGTCTGCCTTATTCTTCAACTCTTGGTCTAGCAAACTAAGAGGCGAGCCTGGTGCCCCTGCCTATACCTAGGGGGCTGAGGTGAAGGCCACGTGCAGCGCAGTTTTAGTCCACTGCGTAGGTTTGGCCACCTTAATGCACGCAAGAGTCCGTCGGGTGTACAGGCACCCCAAACAACTATGGTGAGCATGCTTGCTCGTCAACCCTGGCCCCCAAGCCGTGAGGCGTGGATGGTTGGACAACGGACCACGAAATGTCTACGTAGCGATTCTGACGCTGGTGTGTAGCTCAAGCTTTGCTGACATGCGCACACATGACAAATTCAGTACCCACTCGTAACGCTACTCACATCATCCCCACGTACATGCCAACCGAGACCGTAGTCTTCTCGTGACATCATTTTGTTGTCGCTTGTTAGGCGTAGGTTCGAGTTGATCCCAGTCGGATGGGTGTGCGTGAGTGCTGCCAAGAGCCAAGGCAGTAATAGGTAGGCGCGTGATCACCGCCTAGTGAGATGTGACATAGTATTGAGTGGTGGGACGCGGGGACAGACCCCGCAGCGACGGGTACCTGGAGGAAATGCCGGTACTCAAACCCGTAGCGTGTAGTTGTGGAGGAAGCAGTTGTGGCGACTGGTAGCCGGCGTTGGTCTTGGACTAGCGGCTGGTAACCTGATCCTGGCGACCTCCTGACGCGCGAACGGTGTGATTCAGAACCTTTAGACCTTGGTAAGGCCAACGTGACCTGGTGGCCCAGGCGAAGCAACGATTACTCCACTACAGGAGTCCCTTCTCTTAGCCTGCGCAGCAGGCGTGACAAAGTATATACGCGACCGATATGGCAACGTTCAAAGCGGAGCCCCACTTCAGGGCGGGAGCAACGCGCGTGGACCAGCAGACGTCGAGGACGGTGCTGACGTTGATCAAGAACGGGCAGGAGACAGGTGAATTATCACAAGGTGGCGAGGCGCTGGGCAATCCAGTCATCTCACCATTTTATCAGCTAACCGAGGCCGAGGCTCTCACAGCAGGTATTTCCATGTCCCCACACCGCAACTCTTCGATCATTGACACACGCAGCTTCGTGAACACAGAGACGCTGATCATGTGGAATCCTTCAGCCAACGGAGACGGCAATGTAACCGTGTACAACACTGGTCCAGACAGTACTAGCAAGCTCCAATCCTTGGACAGAATGGCTGGTGAATGGTACAAGGGAAACATGGGCAACGCGGACCCGGCAATACGGCGCTTCTACAACACGCTGGACCTGGACTCTAACGTCCGGGCCAACTACCCCGCACAGGCTGTGAGGAGTGTGGATGCGCGTATGGTGGTTTCAGCCAACTTCGGAGGCGGTTATGGGGACTTACACGTAAAGGCCCTACTACCCCACATGTGGAGGATGACTCCGCGGCAGATCCTGACGGAGTTGAAGACGGACATGCATGACGTGAAGATCAAGCGCTTCGGTTATGACGGTAAGCCTGCGCGGCGCCTCGTGTTACACCCCTGGCTCCAGTCACCTAAAGCATTTGGTGAATGGACGGAGGAAGGACCTGAGGAGCGGCCGTTGCACGGCGACATCGAACCGGACGTCTACACGAACGATCGTGATGGAGCATACAGTGACCAACACCCATTCGGAGGTTACGTCATGTGTTTCCCGACGATTTGCCCAGCAACTTATGGAGCTTTGCCAAGCTTGCATATTTTGAGCCGTCTGGACATCCAAATCTTGCTCAAGTCTTCATCAAATCATTTGCGGTCTATCAAAACTACGCACAGCACGGAAGATTTGAAGCGGCACCATCAGAAAGACAAGCCCATTGAGGACGCGCGTACGGACACGGACGCAACCAAGACCCTCTTTGAGTCTTCGCTGAACAAACCAAAAGCCATGAGCAAGGCTAAAACTGGCAAGGGTGCCATTCGTGGTAGTGGCGGCGGGGACAAAGCGCCGTCAATGGCCAAGCAGCATCCGGCTGTGACGCAACAAATGAAGAGCTACGCCAAGACCGCAATCGATAATGCTTGGCGAGCATACGCTGGGAACACTGGTTGGCAACCGAGCATCCAGTACCAGCAAGGTCGTATACAAAATAGCGAGAATAGACGACGTCTCGGTCCAGCAGTGCGCCCACCCGCGCGGAGGCTCGGACGAGCAAATGGAAGGGGACGAGCCCAGCCACGTCGGCAACCTGCCCGACGGTGGAATTGAGCGCTCGTAAATAAAGATATACCAAGATCTTCCTAGGTTAAGATTGTACAGAACCGACGCAATCAAGTGTAGCCAGTCCGCGATGTTAGACTGGTGGTGTGGCCATCGTGAGGCAACCACATCGAATTTAAATCCCGCATTGTCGCATGCGGGTCCCTACTACCGGTTTGCAAACTCCTCGTTGAGTTCCGTTAGTATGACTCTTGCCAAGTCAACTTTTACCCTGTTGCTAACAGGGTTGGTCCCGCTGTGCATAGCTTTGCATGGGGCCTTTGAAGGG